CCATTCATGGATCTTGATGTTAATATATTAGATCGAATTGAGACAGATATTATAGATAAGATAAAGCAAGTTCCAATTCAAAAAATATTCCATAAAGGGAGACTTTTCTAAATGAAACGTCCTAGTAATATGATGGACTTTTTATTGATTTCCTCTATGATATTAGTGATGGTGGTGTTTGCTAAATATGTGGGAATCTAATGAATGACTTTACTGCTTCAATATATCTCTTGTTTCTTGTAGGAGTTGCAGGTTCAACTTTTGCCTTTATGTGGAAACTAATGAGTAGTACACTGGATGATTTCAAAAAATCTTCAACTAGCATACATCCAGAAATGGAAGATGTTAAATCTGGAGAACCACTTTTATTCTTCAAATCGAATCCAGAAGATGGTGAAGACGATGATGGAGAAATTATTATTGTAAGAAAATGACACAAGAACCAAAAATTAAATTAAACTTTGAAACTTGTTATAATTTTAAAAAACTTAAGGAAGAAGGATTAGTGGATGAGGAGCCATTAGAAGAAACTAGGCATCTCTGGGATCACGATGACGGTTGCTAAACTGTCACATCCACGTTGACTTTCGTGTTTCCTTACCTTATAATAGGTATGTAAACCGATACAAAGCAATGACGCTTACCACAAAGTTCAAAAAAGAACTCAGCACACTTCAAGATGCTGTTAATAATCAGATATTTTTGGATATCAAGTATCCAAAATTATACAAGAAAATATGTCGTCACTATCAGAATGAAATTGAGTGGTCTGTGGAAGATCCAGAATTTGACTATCATCAGATTATTGAATGCATAAGACAAGATTTAGTGGAGGTAGATTAATGAAAGTAATATTAGAGAGATTCCCTTATAGATATGTTGAGTGTGGAACACTTGAGAATGGATTTCCTGACTATCGTATTCAAAAATTTAATGAATACTCAAACAGATATAGGGATATGTATCTATGTGACAACGGAGCACAAATAGATATGGCAATGGAAGATTTTGAATACACTAAATGGTTAGATCCAGCTGATGTTCCCTGTTATGTTGACCACAAAAATGAATCAAATTGAATACAAGCCTTGGGGAAGTTATGAAGTTCTCCTAGATGCACCAAGTTATAAGGTTAAGAGAATCGTTGTTGACCCATATCAACGATTCTCTTTGCAGTATCACAACCATCGTGAAGAACACTGGGTAGTAGTGAGAGGGAGTGGTATTGTGCAGGTGAAACAGAAGGAGTATCCTGCCTATCTTCGATCACACTGGGTAATAATGCCAACACAGGTTCATCGTGCGACAGCGGGATCAGACGGATTAGTCTTTATAGAGACACAGACTGGAGATTGTAGAGAAGATGATATCGTAAGATTACAAGATGATTATGGTAGGATTGACACTAAGCAGTATTCTTAGTATAATACATAATATTGGAAAACTTCAAAACAAAAAATGTCAGAGTACAAAAGAACAGCATTGGTGTTGGGTGCAGGTGGATTCATCGGCAGTCATATGGTTAAAAGGTTGAGAAGTGAGGGTTATTGGGTAAGAGGTGTTGATCTTAAATATCCAGAGTTCTCCGAGACTGAAGCAAATGAATTTATTCAAGGTGACTTACGTGATGTGGATTTTGTACGTCGTGTAATTCAGTTCAAAGGTTATCAAGGAAACTTTTTTAACGAAATTCCTTATAGATTAATTGAGCCATTTGATGAAATCTATCAGTTTGCAGCTGATATGGGTGGTGCAGGATTTGTATTTACTGGTGAAAATGATGCAGACATTATGCATAACTCTGTATCAATTAACTTAAATGTTCTTGAAGAGCAGAGAAAGTTAAATGAAACCTTTGACGGAGAAAAGAAAACTTGGACAGAAGCAAATAGACCAAAATTAGATTGGAAGACAAAGATATTTTACTCTGGATCAGCGTGTATGTATCCAGAACATAATCAACTTGACCCTAATAATCCAGATTGCAGTGAATCATCAGCATAT